TGGCCTGGTGTACCTTATGGCGCAACGTGACGCAACATGTTTTTGGGTCTGGCCTCTTCGGAGATCCCTGGTTTTCCTCGGATTTCGTAGTTAAATCAGTTGCGTAAGGCTCAATAAATGATCGGATCGAATATCAGACTACGCATCGCCGTAACCTGTTGATACGACAGGGCAAATAGCGATTTCGTTGCACGTGTTTAGGCCAGCCCACCCGCCTAGCCCACCCGGCGCTTCTCTTTGGGCGGCCCACCCGGCACGTTCATGAGCAACCGCTCGAGCGAGGCGGCCGTCACCATCCGGCGGCCGCCAGGCACTTTGACCTCTTGCAGCACGCCGCGCTTGAGCCAGCGCCAAACCGTCGTGCGATCGCGCCCGAGCATCGTCGAAATTTCGCCGGTCGTGTAGGCGACGCGCTTGGTCTCTTGGGTCATTGGAAACTCGGATCGTTATCGGTCCCGCCGTCGACGCCGGCCATACCGCGCAAGAGCTCATAGATTTTCCGCGTCACGGTTCCGTCGGGCCTCGAGCACACCCGGCGGCCGAGTCGCATGCGATGGCGCGAAACGGTTTCGATGGCGTCGGCGAGGGCCGCGTCGAGCAAGCGCTCACGCTCCTCCTCCTCGGTCGGGTCGAAGCGCTTGGGCTGCGGCTGCGGCGGCGGCGGCGGGCCATGCTCTTCGAGCGCGACGGCGATCGCTTGGCCTATCTCGCGGCCGAGCGTGTCGGCCTTCTCGTCGAGCTCGGCGACGTCGGCGCGGGCGAGCGCCTCGCGCAATGATGGCCGTTGGTTCATTGGGGCTTGCTCCCGGCTGTGTGGACCGCAATCAGATAGTCGACGACCAGATTGGCGGCTTTCACTGCGCGCTCCTCAGTCGTGGCGCAGAGCGTGCGGATGATGTGCGCAATGTGCTCGGCGTCGATTTCGATCATCGTTCCTGCTTCGATGAGAATGTCCGTGTCTGGTTCCTTCATTGTCCAAACTCCCTTGCAATTCTCGGCTTGCCGGCGGCGACCTTGAGCGGCGGCTTGACCTCCCGCGCATGGCCCCAATTGATCTTGCGGCGCGGCGGCGTCGACACGCCGAGCCTGGCGGCCTCGAGCCGCACCGCCTTGCCGATCGCGCCCTTGTCCGCTTCCGTCTTGCGAGGGTGGCAGACCGCGACGCACAGCAATTGCCCGTCGGCCGGCGTGAGCTTGCGCGCCAGATCGGCGGCCGGCCGCATGCCCTCGGGGATGACGTGGTCAATCTGATAGTCCGCTTTCTTCCGACACCACGCGCCGCACCGCTCGCAATGGACTCGGCCAGCCGGGTCGCTCGCCCGGCCAACGATCGCGATGCGATCGGAAACGGTAAACTCACGGCGCTTGCGGTTCATGTGGCCGCCGGCAGATAGTCCAACGCCTTCAACCTCAGACGCTCGAGCTCCTCGAGAGCCTCGCGCCCGTCGCGGTGCGCGGCCTCCAAAAGCGACGGATAGCCGCTATCGATCGCGTCGAGGATTTCCGCCCGCGTCGCGTGACGTCCTTTTGTCCACCAATCGACGCGGGTCGGCTCGCTGAGTCGGATGAGCCAACCGTTATGGACCTTGAAAATCCTGTAATCGCTCTCCCAAAGCGCGATCGCGCCAGGATTGCGGGCGATCATTTCGCCGGCGACCGAGTGCTCAAACTCGTCGAGGCCGGCCTCGTTGCGGCGTCGGGCCGGTACGGTCAGGAACGGGCAAGCGGTTGCGGAATATTCGGCGCAGCCACGGTGACAGGGCGGCTCCATCGTCGTGCGGTTGACGGCGCACATCGGACCGATCGGAAACACTTGGTGGACGCCCATCGGCTCGCCGCAAACCCAACATAGGCGCTTCTTGACGGCGAGCTCGCGCTTGCCGGACGCCAGGACGCGAAAGTCGGGCGTAGCGCCTGGCACGCGGGGCCCGACTTCGCGGCCCTCGAGAAACCAGGCGACGAAAAATGGTACAGGATACCCTCGGCTATCCTTGGGCAAGCGGGCGATGCGAACGGGCGGGGAAGGCAATTTAACGAGCATGGTTTCACCCTGGAAAAACGACGCCTCTTTGGAGGCCTTGCGAGTAGATCGTCTCGATTAAGTCGCTGAATTTTTCCTTGTCGAGTTTGCTCGAGCGGTAGCCGAGCGCGACCACGCCGTTGCCGTCGAGCGCCGGCATGAACCGCAGCTTGTGGCCGGCGGCTTTCATGAAGGCGCATTTCCAATCTTCGGGCTCGCGATGTTCGCCGCCCCAAGGCAATTGCGCCGCGACCTCGTTGAGCAACGCCCACATGAGGCGGTTTTGCGCGAGCGTGCGCGGATCGTCGACAAGCTCGAAAATCGAGCCGATCGGCGCGGCCTTGAGCGCGGCGATGAGCTCGGCTCGGTTCGTGTCGGTTATCGAGCGCGTGAGCCTCACGGATAGAGCTCGTCGAGCTTGAGGAGCTTGGCCCCGACCTCGCCGAGGAAGTCGAGCGCCTCGGCTTCCATGCCGGCGATGATCGTCGTGTCGCGCATGACGCGCTTCTGGAAAAATTGCAGCGGGTCGGGAAAGCGCGGGTCGTAAGAAACGAAGTCCCACCATTGCCGGCCTGAGCACGCCATGGCCCAATGGACTTGCGGCAAGTGATCCTCGGGCACGGCTTGCTCGAGGAGCGTGCGCAGATGCGTTCCCGATGTGGGGCACTTAATTTCCAAGCCGCCCTCATCGCCTACGAGGGCGTCAGGCGAGGCGTGCGCGCCTTCGATCGTCGGGTGCGGGATGATCCCTATTTGCACCACGGGAAGATTGGTCAGGAAGGCGTAGCTCGCGCGCGCCTCGTCCTCAAGCTCGCGGCCCCAATACATCGGATTGACGCGCTTCGCCGGAATGCCGGTTATCCGCTCGGCGGCGAGCTCGTACATGAAATCTTCGGCGGCCGCCGTGCGCTCGCCCGAGCGCTTGAGCCGGGCAAGGGCGACCGCGATCTTGGACGCGCCGAGCGAACCGGCGCGGTCCAGACGCCATTGTTCGGTGTCTTGTGGGTTATCGGCCATTTCGCAGCCGCGCGTAATAGGCGCCCATGTTGATCTTCCGGCAGGACTTGCACCCGCGCTTGCCGCTCGGTCGGACGTAAACATTGTCGCCGGCCAGCAGGTGACCTCGTCCGCACGTTTCCTTGCGCGCACGATCCCGCCGGTTGTTCGCCTGCTCAGTCCTTGTCGCCCATTTGCAATTCCAAGGCGCATACGGGCCGTCGTTGTCGATCCTCTCTATTTCGTGGACCGGCGTTGGACGCGGCCCCATGTCAGAAAAAAATTGGCCGAAATCCGCCCATTCGTCGCAAACGAAGATGCCGCGCGCTCCGTAATGCTTAAAGGATTTCCCCTTTTGATCGGAACATCGCCGACGAATACCAAGCCATACGCTGTATTCAGGAGGACGATCATAGCGGCCGCCAAGACCGTGCTTGACGCGTCCGTCGGTTGATGGGTCGTACGTGCCGCTACGCTGTCGCTGTTCCACTGGCGGCTTTCCTCTTTTTGTCGTTTAGCCGCGCGATGCCGAGCTTGAATTGCGTCATGCGCATTTCAGCGATGGATGGCGCGCGGACAAATTCGAGGAACTTCGCGAGGTCGGTCTCAGTGTCGCGGATCATTTGCTCGACATAGGCGACATCGTCGGGCTCAATGACCGGGTCGGCCGGCTCGCCGCCGGCACCGTCGTCATCGCGGCCGGCGGCAATGCCAAGGGCCTCTTTTAAAGAATACCTTTGAAGGTATGTGACCGTTGAGGCGATCGCCTGGTTGGGGTTTTTCATCCCCGACTTGTCCTCGACGCCCTCGAGGGAGTTTTCCTCGCTGTAGCCGTCCTCATGGCTCAAGATGCACGTGACCTTGATTTTGGCCCCTTCCTGGCTCGACTTGTGGCGATAGCTCAGCCCATGCTTGGACAGGACCGGGTCGACCACCGCGCCAATGTCGGCGAGCTCCTCGTAGCGGTACGACGTGCGCCCGTCGCCGCTCTTGTGCTCATAGTCGACGATGCGGGTCTTGAGGATCGGTCCAAACTCGCCCTTGGCCTTGGCCAGCGCGGCATAGAAGGATCGGCGCGCATCGGCCTGGCCGGCCCGCTCGCGCAACGCCATGAGGCGTTCAAACTTCTCGATATCGACGGCGGGATCGCGCGCCGCGTTGGCGATCATGAGAAGGATCGGGTCGGAAGGCTGCGCCCCGGCGGGAGATAGTGTGTGCGGCTGTTCTCCCGCCGGGACTAGCTCGGCCGGCTTAGGGGGTTGGGGGCCGGCCGGGCGTTCGCTGACCTTGCCGTCATCGGCGGCGGGCGGGGTCGGGTCGGTGGTTGTAGGACGTCGCATCCGCACGATGTTGGTGCGGGGCGCTCAACAAGTCAACCCCTGTGGACAGTGATCCACAAGGAACGAAAAAGGGTCAATTACGAGTCGCCAATATCAGCGACTCGGCGCTTGTAGAACAGGCTCCTTTCGCGGGCCATGCGTTGCTCGTCACGCAACGAGGGGATCGGTTTGACGAACATTTCATCGGGTCGGATTTCGAGCGCGGCGCAAAGCCGCAGAAAAACGGTCGTGCTCCAATCGAAAGAACCCGTCTCATAGCGGGAAATCAGGCTTTTCGACGTTTCGGTCTTATCCGCCAACTGCTGTTGTGTTTGAAAACGGAACTGCCGCCACTCCTTAAGGAAGTGTTTCGGGTGGCGATCGCGTTTTGACAGTGTTGACATGTGCTCAACCTAGCACGGGTGGCTAGTGAGTTGTCAACAGGCCATCCGTGCTGACCTTGACTTGATTTGCGCGCGGCTCAACTCTATGGCGCTTTTACTCAACTCGCCCCTTGGGCCTCCAATGCGCAGCATCAACAAACATAATCGGGTTCCACGCGAGGCGCTTATCGCCGCTCGCGAGCGCGTCGGCCTCACCCGGCCGGAACTGGCTTCGCGGCTAAAGTTCTCGCGCAGCTACGTTTTTCGGGTCGAGCTCGGCGAGATTGATCCCGACGTCGCGCGCATGGCGGCCTGGCTCGGCGAGCTCGGCGACGGCGCCGAGCCGGCCTTGTTCGAACGTCATCGCTCGATCGCCAAATGGGGCGGCCTCGAGCCGAGCGAGGATCAAATCACGGCGGCCGTGCTCGAGCATTGGCGCGTCTTCGGCGTGCCTGGCTCGCTCGTCGCCTCGATCCCGAACAAGCGCGCTTTCGGCCAGGCCGGCCTCACCAAGGGCTTGCCCGACCTCCTCGTGCTCTCGCCTCAACTCGGCCGGTTCACGGGCTACATCGAACAGAAGCGCAAGCGGGGCGGGAAGCTCAGCGACGCGCAAATCGACGTTGGCAAGCTCTTGGTCGAGCGTGGCGTG